ACCCGAAAGGAATCATCGGTGCTGAACAACTTTGGGCATTCAATGTTAAAACTCGCAATCTTTCTGTGTATAATGCCGTGGGTCATTCTGGCCTTTCGGTCAGAGGGACTACGATTACAGGATTTGATGAGACAACTTCGGTTACAAAGAAACTCCGTAAGCCAGAAGCAGTAATCAAGCCACTACTAGATGGTGGTAAGATTTATCTCCGCAAGGTCATGGAGAATATCAAAACTACAGAAACAAAGGCAACGGGTCGTATCAACATGGATACAATCTTGTTGAGAGTGGTAAAATGAGTGCTACACATGCTATGATTTGGGTGGCGATCTATATGGGTATGATTACAGGAGTATTGGCCGTGGTCATTGTGATTGCTGCCACATACTACGACTTCAAGAATAAGGACAAAAAATGACAGAGAAAGTAATCGAGTTTCCAAAACACAAGGTCGTCAGGGATGTTCCTGGTGAGGTGCTAGAGGAACGAAATCGCCGTGCTGATCAAAAGATGGCGGACACTATTGTTGATGAAATCACTGGCATGGTTATCACCGAACTAGATAACTATTATGTTGAGATTGAGAACAAGCAATTCACTAAGGACTTTGTTCTCGTTCTAGATGCCCTCAAGGCCGCCGTGTATCGCTCGTTTGGTTTGCCACACCACTTACATGACTTTATTGATGACAATGTAAAGTTGATTGAAGGTAAGGAAGGTATGACTAAGGAAGAATTGAAAGAGAAAATTGAGTCGGTAATGGCGGAACTTACCGCAGCCAAGGACGACCTTGACAGCGACGAGGAATAGTGCTATACTATAATCCTCACTAAGGAATTATCATGAACTATATGCTTATTGACCTAAACCAGGTTCTAATCTCTAATCTGATGCAGCATCTAAAGATGATCACCAAGGAACAGACCATGTCCGAGGATCTGATCCGTCATATGTGCATCAATACCATCCGCTCAAATGTAAGACAGTTTCGGTCAAAGTATCCGAACATTGTGCTTTGCTGTGACTCCAAGCATTACTGGCGCCGTGACGCCTTTGCTTTCTATAAGAGCCAGCGTAAGCATGACCGAGAAGCCTCTGGGCTTGATTGGGGAATGATCTTTGATGTCCTCAACCGTATTCGTGATGAATTGCGTGACAACTTTCCATACAAGACCCTCAATGTAGAAGGTGCAGAGGCAGACGATGTTATCGCCGTCTTGACTGCCCGTCTATCTGCACATGGCAACGTCCTCATTCTTTCGAGTGATAAGGACTTTGGGCAATTACAGAAGTATCCTAATGTTACACAGTATTCGCCTATTCTAAAGCGTTTCATCAAGATCGACAACCCAACACAGTTTATCCGTGAGCATATTCTCAAGGGTGATCGTGGTGATGGCATTCCCAACTTTCTATCTGCCGACAATACGTTTGCGGCAGGTGAGCGTCAGAAGCCCATTAGCAGCAAGAAACTACAGGTATGGGTGACGCAGGATGCCAATCAGTTTTGCACTACGGATGATATGCTTCGTGGTTATAAACGTAATCAGATGTTGGTTGATTTTGACTATATACCTAATGAGATCCAATCTAAGATCGTCTCGGCTTTCGAAGAAACAAAGCCAGCGGCCAAAGAGAAGATGCTAACCTATTTTATTGACAAGGGTCTCAAGGTTATGATTGAGTCAATAAGCGACTTTTGAGGATACTATGGCACTAAAGAATATCTATGAGGTTCTTAACGAGTTTAAGACCGTAAAGACAAAGCAGGAACGTATTGGAGTGCTGCGGAAGAATGAGTCATGGGCATTGAAAAGTGTCCTACAAGGCGCATTTCATCCTGACATTAAATTCAATACGAAAGTTCCTGACTATAAAAAGGTTGACGTACCACCAGGTATGTCGTATGATCACATGACAAGCGCAATGCAGCGTGTATATTTGTTTCATGAAGGCAACCCCAAGGCACCCGCAGGCTTAACAGATAAGCGCAGGACAGAACTCCTTATCCAGATTTTAGAATCTCTTGAGCCGCCGGAGGCAGAGGTGTTTACCAACATGCTACAGAAGGATCTAAAAATTCCATATCTAACACAAGGACTGGTGAATGAAGCGTTCGAAGGATTATTACCAAAATCGTAAGATGTTAAAGGAGTTGCAGTATGACAAGATAAGATTTAAGCCCAAGATCGAAGATATCGAAACTTGGTTTGTCATACTGAATGAACAACTCTTTGGTAATAAGCTAGAACCTTTTCACAAGATTGCTATCAAAAGACACAAAGATGCACATGCATATTTCAACTTTTGGACAGGTAAAGACAAAGACAGACCACCAGAATTGTCTATGGATAAAATCTTTATGAACAAGAAGATGTTTGTGGAGATATTAGCACATGAAATGATACATCTATTTCAACATCAATTCAAAGAACCACTAGGTCACGGCCCATCCTTCTGGGTGTGGCGTGACAATTTTAGCTTTAAAGGACTAAAACTTTACAAGGTAGCATGATATGAAACAGCATAAGTCACACAATCCTATTGATCCACTTTACGCTGAACTACAGGAAGAAGATCGCAAGTATGGTGGCAAGCGATTAGAAAGACCACAATCAGAGGTCTCTAAGAAGCGCCCACTACGCAATCTCAAGAAAGCCTGGATGGAACATACGGAAGACTTTGATGAAGTTGATGATTTTTACGAACACTGAATGTATACAAAAAAGTGCTTGACAATCTGTTCCATCCGTGTATAATATAAGTCATATTCTCGTGGAAGGAATACATCATGTCAAATCCTGCTGCTCCTAAGATTCTCAATGATATCGTGGCTGCTCTTTCTACCGCTAATATCAATGCGGTCACTGATGATGATGAAGGTCGTGTCAATAGTAAGAAAGACGAAGCTAATGTTATCAATTGGCTTCTGAAAAACAAAAAGTTTAAAAATAGCGTCCGACCTGTGGCGCTACGCCAGTTTGGAGACCTTATCGTTACCGACGAAAAGGGTGTTGATCATTATGTGAATATCAAGACCAGTTCCGGTGGATCCGATAATGCGTTCTCTAAACTGGGCTTTTTGTGGGCCTTCACCGATCTACCCATCGAAAAACTCCCCAAGTCTATATCGAATAAAAAGTGGTTTGAACTTATCACTAAGCACAAGAAAGATGTCGGTCGTGATTACTGGTTCTTGAGCCTTGATAAGTCAGACATGAACAATGTGACACTCCGTGGTGTCAAGCAGGTTGAGAATTGGGCTAAGAATCCGACTAACAATCTACAAATCAACTGGCGTAAAGAGCATGATACAAAGGTCAAAAAATATACCTTTGAACAGGCTTGGAACCGTGTTATAATCGACGGCGTGCTTTTCTGTTGGGAAAAGTATTGTGACTCAATGCTAGAAGGTATCAAGTATCGCAATGCCTATAAAAAGTGAAATCTATAACGACGACTGTTTCAATGTGTTTCCACTCATACCAGACAACTCTATTGATCTGGTGTGTGTGGATCCACCTTATGGTACAACGTCTATACATTGGGACAAGGTCCTTGACTTTAACAAGATGTGGGTCGAACTAGAGAGAATGTGCAAGCCTACTGCCAATATCATTATCTTTGGTAGCCAGCCTTTCTCTAGTCTTGTTATCGTCAGCAAACTAGATTGGTTTCGATATGAACTAGTCTGGAATAAGAACAAGTGTGGGTCTCCCGGTCTTGCAAAGCATAGACCGCTAAAGGTCCATGAGAATGTTATGGTGTTCAATCGTAAGACTGGTGGCACCTATAATCCTATCATGGAAGAAGGTAACCCATACTATCGTGAGACGACTAAAGAGAATGGTTATGGCTCTGGTAAGAATACACATGGCTACGGCTTCGGCAATAAGCCTACATTCAAACTAGAGAACAATGGCACAAGATACCCTAAGAGTATCCTCCACGCATCCAGGAACTTCTCTGCTCAACAGACGGTGCATCCTACACAGAAGCCAACCAATCTATTAAACTGGCTCATCATGACATACTCTAACCCGGGTGAGACTGTTCTGGATTTTTGCATGGGTTCGGGTTCTTGCGGAGTGTCCGCTAAAGAAACTGGTCGCTCTTTCATAGGGGTTGAAAGAGAGAAGGAATATTTTGAAATATCTGGCAGGCGGATCGCCGAGGCTGCCGAGGGTGTTGTCAATCCCGACAACAAACAATTGACAACACAAATGCTTGATGTAAGTCAAAAATCTAGCGGTAAATTACCCCTATAATGAAATCAACGACTTAGGGTGCGACGTCCTGTCGCACCTGTTTACATACGATTTTTGTTGACTGTTCCGCTGGTCGTGCTATAATGTGAGCATGATCAAAGCAAAACGCAAACCCCGTTCCGACCGTAAGCACCTAATCTATAGCTTGGCTATAAATGGCCGAGAGTATATCGGTGTTACCTTTGTTGATAAAGGTCGTATCAACGCCTCCCTCACCCGTCGCTGGCAAAAGCATGTCCGCCGTGCATTGACCGAAGGCAAAGACTGGAAATTGTGCGTAGCCATTCGCAAGTATGGCCCCGATAATTTCAACGTTTCTGTCCTCGAGGTCGTGCGTGGCAAGACTGCTGCCCATTTGCGTGAGCGTGAATTGATTAAAGAACGTAAGCCCAAACTCAATACGGATGTGCGCTAATGTCTAATCCCATCTTTCTTGACCTTATCAATATGCATGAACTGGATTTGCAGATTGTTTTAAAAGATGCAATCGCAAGTCTTGAGCCTCGGCAGCGCCTTGTGGCTGTTCGTCGTTTCTATCAAAATCAAAATCTATCATCAATTGCGGAAGAGTTGGGTGTTTCTGACAATCGTGTGTGGCAGATCGAAGCCAAGATACTCCGCAAACTTAAACAGGGCCTTACCAGCAAACGTATGTAAACCAGGGGTGCGACAATCTGTCACATAGACAACCGATCCGTTCCGTGCTACTATACGTCCATAATCGATGAAAGGAATCTAATATGTCTAATCCCCGTTTCGTTAAAAAGTCCTTTAACCTGGACGTGGCCACTCTTAATGCTCTCACTAACTATTTTGAGAATGGCGGCACCATTAAAGTAGCCAAACCTACTAAACGTCCGAAGAATAGCATTACTCGTGGTAAATCAATAAACGTTAGGGGTTAATCATGGAAGTTTTCGCTGTAATATGGTTCATGGAATATGAGGGTGAGCAATTGTTGGGCATATTCTCTGATTATGTCAAGGCTCGCCAGTATGTGCTGGATCAAAAGGACGAAAACGTTTCAATACGCAAAGTAGTATTGAATGAAATATATCAATTCGGTGCTTGTGGAGAGGAAATATAATGACTGATATCGTTCTCTTTATTGTAGTGTTTGCTCCTCCGATTGCGTTTGCGTTAATCGCTCTTACTAACATGGAGAATTGATATGATTACGACTGTCAATCTTGATACTCAAGAATATCGTGAGAACATGGAATTGCCCATGGAAGAACTCGCCACCACATTATCTGAAATGGGAATGAAGCGGGATTGCCTGACTGATCCCGAACTTGTAACAATAGCAACCCGCAAGTTAAAGACCTTGCGCCTTATTGCTGCTACTGTTATGAATGAAGATTTGCTCAAGGCCGTGATGGCTGAATAGGAGAACTAATATGACTGTGTTTTATTCGATCTATGATGAACGTGGTACCCGTGAGTATTGCTTCACACAGTACCTTGGCAATCTACTCCTTGAAACTGATATTTCATATTGGATTGTTCCTGGCACTATAAACGATATGGACGAACTGGAGGATATTTTCATATGATGGACGAAACTAAAGTCATGCAATATGCCGCACTCGGTATGGTTGCTACGTTTGCCTTTATCGGCACTTTGCTGTGGATCGTTATTGATAGGACGAACTAATGCGTGTATATCTTCTGATATGTGAAGCGCACTCCGACGATGATCGGGCTATAGGTGTGTATTCATCTATTCAAGCGGCTCGTGATGCCTGGGAGGCATGGCCGAGTCGACCTTATTACCCGTTCTATCGTATTGAAGGGCGAACGCTGGATAATCCTGCTGTAGAAGGTCCAGCGCCTATCAGTGAAGTTGTTGAAGTAGGAGATATATAATGGCTGATGCTCATACCGATGAAACTGTTTATTTGCCTACCATAGAGTTGTTGAATAACACCGAACTGTGGGGTGAAGTCGGTGTGGTAGTGTATAGTAAAGCGTTTGCTGCTAACGGTGTTCAAATCTGGATGGTGCCTGAATGACAAATGCAATCCACTTTGTCGGTTTCAAAAATGACCGTTATCATACGGCGGTTGCTGTGTTTGGTAAGCCAGACTTTATCCATAGGTTCTGGGATTATCGTGCAGTCTGCGAGGTGCAGGAAAACGACATTGTGGTATTTGCTGATGGTGATGAAACACAAAACGTAAATCCTTTTGCTTTCGATGACTCGGCTAACTTCTAAAGGAGATATATAATGGCTAATGTCAAAACTTTCAATCTCACCATACATTTTCGTTTGGCTGACCGCACATGGAGAGGTATCTCTCGTGTAGCAGTAAAACGCTATATAGAACGTTATAAGCATAATGAACATTATACCGGTTACTGTGTAGAGGAACGATAGGAGAATTAAAATGGCATACCAGTATGTGGATGGCGCCCGTGGTGGTCGCTTAAAGATGTGGTGTGAGGGAGTTGAGGTCGAGGCTGATGCCCGCACCCAGTTAGACAATATTGCGGCACTCCCGTTTATTGCTGGCCACGTTGCTGTTATGCCGGACGTCCATCTTGGTAAGGGTGCAACGGTTGGGTCGGTTATTCCGACGGTTGGTGCTGTTGTGCCGGCTGCTGTTGGTGTTGATATCGGTTGTGGTATGATGGCTGTTCGTCTGTCATTGACGGCGAACGATCTGCCGGACAATCTTCACTCGCTGCGTTCTCATATTGAGTCCGTGGTTCCGCATGGTCGTACCGACAACGGTGGTAAGAACGACAAGGGAACGTGGCAATCTCATGTTTCTGATGCTGCTACGACCGCTTGGTTAAAGTTGTGTGTTCGTTATGAGGCTATCGTAGCAAAGCACCCGAAGATCCGTTCTCATAAGACTTTTGAGTTTATGGGAACTCTCGGTACGGGTAACCACTTTATCGAATTGTGTCTGGACGAGGACGATTATGTGTGGATAATGCTACACTCTGGTTCTCGTGGTGTTGGTAACAAGATTGGTCAATACTTCATTGAGGCTGCAAAGCGTGAAATGGAGCGTTATCATGTCTTGCCGTATCTACCGGATAGTGACTTGTCCTATCTTGTAGAAAACACGACGCTGTTTGATGATTATGTGGAGGCTGTATCGTGGGCACAGGAGTTTGCGGCTCTTAACCGTCAGGTAATGATGGATGCGGTGCTATATGTTCTGCGTCAGCGTTTGCCGCACTTTGTTGTGTCTGATGAAAAGGCTGTGAACTGTCACCACAACTATATTGCTAAGGAGAACCACTTTGGCAAGAATGTGTGGGTGACCCGTAAGGGTGCGGTTCGTGCCCGTAAGGACGATCTTGGTATCATACCGGGATCAATGGGTACGGGTTCGTTTATCGTTCGTGGTCTCGGTAACCAGGAGTCGTTTTGTTCGTGTTCTCATGGTGCTGGTCGTCGTATGTCCCGCAATGCGGCTCGTAAGGCTATCACGCTGGAAGATCATATCAAGGCGACCGAAGGTATTGAGTGCCGTAAGGACGTTGATGTAATCGACGAAAGCCCGGCTGCTTATAAGGACATTGGCGCTGTAATGGCTGCACAGGATGACCTTGTTGAGATTGTCCATCGCCTTCGTCAGGTTCTAAATGTAAAGGGATAAAAGATGACAGTAGAACAAGCAATCAAGTTTCTAAATGACGCTGCCGACTACTTTGATAAACGAACACTGGCAACCAAAGAGGACAAGTCCTATTGGGCCTATGTTACTAATGCAGAAGGTTGTCGGCAAATTGCAGACCTTATACAGGAGTTAGCAAAAGATGAAACTGTCACCTAAACAAATTGAGTATATCAATAAGGAACGAGAGATACTTATTCGACTTATTGATGCAAAAGAAAAGAGTGAGACCTGGCGTGGCCTTGGCGCAGATCGTCTAAGACTACAAACGATACATCTCATTATCGAATTACACAATCTGGAAATAGGAAAGAAAGATGAAACGCAAAACGATAAATCCAGTGGCGAAAGCCCTTCGAAGCCCTCAATGTAGACAAAAGGTGTTTGTAGACAAGAAATCTGTCTACAATCGCAAAAGACTACCAAAACTATAGACTAAGGGTGCGTCATCATGTCGCACCTGTTGTCATACGATTTCCCTTGCACCTTCCATTCCGTTGTGTTATGATTAGACATAATCGAGAAA